TATTCAGTATATAGCTGCCCTGTCCGACTGTTCCTTCGACCAGCTGCCTGAACTGCTGGCTCGTCACATGAGGGGCTCCAGTCTTTCCAGACATTATCTTCATTTTTTATCCTCTCCTTCCAATTTGTAATTTTTCGATTCAACGTCACCGGTCAGTTCATATATGATGTTCTCAACTGGCTTCGCCATATACATGCCCGTCAGGTAATCCCGTCCGCCCACAATATCGCCAATATCCACACCAATGCCCAGAGCTGCAACATCCATCTTGAAAGTTTTCTTATTCATCAGCTCCTGCAGCTTCTCAATAGACGCTTCCTCCAGTTCATCTGTTTCTGTTGATGTATTCTCATAGACCTCCGCAATCTCCTGCAGGCCGGTATAATATTGTGTTTTACCCAGGCTTCCATCTTTCTGAACATACAAATGCAGTACATTGCGGTCCTGCAGCTCGCCTTTTCCCGTAACAATCAGATGATTCACGCCGTCACGCTTATCATCCATTGTATAATTCAGCTGGCAGTCCCGGGATAGCTCAATCTGACTCGAATAGTCTACAATCGGCACCGCCTCAATATAGAGATACCCGGGCTCATTCTCTTCTCTCTGAAACGTCAGCTTCAACCTGTATCCTTTGCTTTTCAGCATTTTCGTCAAGCCGTCGAGCAGAGTACAGTACCGGTCAAACTTATAATTACTGACGGTTACGCCGGTATTTTCATGTGATACAACAAAGAGCCCGTCGAATTCAGGCTCGATCAGACTCTTCATGACTGTATGTAATTCTCCGGATACCGTTTTATAATCCGATCCGGCCGGCGGCTGTATAATCTTCTTGGCCAGACGCCCCCGCCAGGACAGCCCCTTCAATTCTACATAATCCAGCGTAGTATCTGTCAGGACCTCACCAATAATACCACCATATTCAGTCCCCATAATATAGATCAGACTCGAAAATGTCAGTTCTTCATACCAGTTACTTCGTGCAATTTGTACCGAAAAGTCACGCTTTCCGTTCAAATCTACGGTCACATTCGCATCTTTAATAAACCCCAGTTCCCGTAGCTCCTTATTTGCCAGTGTCACCATCTTGCTTCCCTCCTTTTCGGGAACAGGATAATGTCAAAGCCAAAGGCACCGGACCAATTGATCCGCAACAGCCCGGAAGGCATTTTCTCAAAAATCGACTGCTCCAGATACCGATCATGGAATAAATTCTGAACTGTACCGTTTGATAAATGTTTAAATACTGTGCAGTCTCTGCTGTCTATAACCATGTAATCCATTGCCTCAAGGGTAGTATAAACCCCGTATGGCCAGCCGTTTACCAATACACGTGGATTAACACACGGGCCATAAATAATCATCTGGAAATCACTGGATGTAACATGATCCACCTCCCAGACAGCCGTTCCGCTTCTTTCGTCTGCAAAGTCAAACGGAAAATCAAACGGAAAGTCCATTCCATCTGCAGCTACCGCGGAAGACTGCGGCAGGAATTCCTTTTTTATTTCCGTCATCCATGCCAGTTCCGGAGCTGTAAAAGTCAACTCCACTTCGGCGTAAACATATCCTTTCCAGCTATCTTTTACAGATGACTGAACTCGACAGCGCAGGAAAGTATCATTCACATACAGGCATCCATATACGCCTTCTTCGGCATCAACTGCAATTACACTGTATAGATATTCCATATTCTGTACAAATTCTGCCCGTTTGCCAAACACGTCAATATTAACTGTTTTTTCATATCCTGAATCTGATTCCTCCCAATCTGCATCAAACCAGTCCGCCTCAACTGTCCGAAATGGCGCTTTCGTCAAATTCAGAATTTCACCTTTTGAATTTTTATAATATGCTATCATGCCAATTGTGGTACCGCTCCTTTCGGTAATGGTTTGTCGATCCGGTCTGTACCAATATAGATCGGTCTATTTCCCTGTTCCTTTGCTACTTTACGCTGAATCCGCTCCAGCCGATTATAGTCAATCCCTTCACGTGGATTATCAATCGGGTTGTTCTTTATGCCGCCTACGTTCCTTCTGCTCTTAGAATCCGCTCCCGTCACAGTTGCGGTTGCCTTCTTCATTCGCCGGATCGCCGCATCTGCGCTCTTGATCATATCATCCGTTGGCATGTTCAACTCAAATCCCACGCCAACGCCCTGAGCAAGATATTTTCCGACCTCATCACGCATCAACCTGGATGGTGATTTGATACCAAAAAAATCTTTAATTCCATCAAGGACAGAACTGCCGAATCCTTGTATTTTGTCGATAATCCAGCCGGTCATATCGGATATACCATTCCATAAGCCCTGAATGATATTCTTTCCAATTGACAACATTTTGCTCGGGAGAGACGATATGGTAGTAACAACGCCCGAAACAATATTAGACGCAGCGCCTTTTACTGTACTCAATCCGCTTCTTATCGCACCGCCAAGATTTGAAATAGCATTTTTGCCAATGTTCAACAAATTAGAAGGCAGATTCTGAATAGCGCTCTTTATCCCATTATACACCGACGTTCCGGCCGACTTAACAAAGCCAACCATAGACTTGATACCGTTGCCCAGAGCCTTGATGATTGTCTTGCCCAGATTCAGCCAATTAAATGCCTGTATAACATCAACGATAGCTGTTATAATTTTAGGAATATTCGCTACAATTGTAGGGATTGCCTGTATTATTCCAGCAACCAGCTGACCGATCAGCTCAACGCCCTTCATCAGTATGGTCGGGAAATTATCGTTAATAATATTAGCAAATGTCGATATTATCTCGGGAACACGTGACACAAGAATTGGAATTGCCGATACAATACCCTCTACAAGCTTGCTCAGTAACTCAAATCCCTTTTGGATCATCACAGGAGCCGCAACGGCCAGCTGTTCACCGATTCCCTGTATAAAATCCAGGATCTTAGGCAATGCCTCAGGGATTGCCTGTACAAATCCGGTAACGATATCATTCAGCAGATCATAGCCTTTTTGCAGCAATCCCGGTCCCTGCTCAGTAAGCTGGTCATAAAGTTCTGAAACAAACTGCACAGCAAAATCGCCAACCGCAGGGAGTATCTGCATCATACCACTCACAATTGCATTCAAGATTTCTCCACCAGATGATAATAGCTGTGGAATACTATCTCCAATGTTTGCGGCAAATGAACTTATAATCTGTGCTGCAGCCTTTACAAGGCCCGGCAGTGCAGAGACAATTCCCGTCGTCAGATTTGAAACGATTTTGCCTCCGACCGCCATTAGTTCGTTCAGTTTTCCCGAATTCAGTGAATCGGACAAACTGTCCATCAACAGACTTCCAACCTGTGGAAGCTCCTCCGCAAGCCGCGGTACAATCTCCATCAGGTTATCTGTGATATTTCTCCCGGCTGTAATTACTGCGTCGGCAAGCGCCTGTGGTGATCCTGATCCGTTCAGAAAGTTATCGAAGGCTGCTTTTGCTGCGCTGACAGATCCCTCAATGGTAGTCAGGGCCTCTTTGCTCGTTGTTCCAGCAACCCCCATATTTTCCTGAATCTTATGTATTGCCTGAATAATCTGGTCAAATGACACATTGTCCAGATCATCTATCTTTTCATTCAGGATCCCACTATCGTTGATCAAGCGGATCATTTCTTCCTGAGTTCCGCCATACCCAAGCTTCAGATTATCAAGCATGGTGTAATTCTGCTTTGCAAATCCCTGGTACGCATTCTGGATATCCTCCATATTCGTACCGAACTTATTCGCATTGTCAGACATGTCCACCATAGCCATGTCTGCGATCCGAGCCGCTTCAGCGGTATCTCCTCCCAGTCCCTGAAGGAGCGACGCGGAGAAGCTGGTCACAGTCTCCATGTACTTGTTTGCAGATACTCCAGCCGTCTTAAATGCATTATTCGCATTATCAATGACTGTTTGAGCACTGTCCTTAAACAGCGTTTCAACACCGCCGATATTCTGCTCAAGACTCGCTACCGAATCCAGTGACGCCTTAGTCACTGCTCCGAATACAGTCGCAATACCAGCAACTGCAGCCGCAAGTACTTTCATTCCGCCCTTTGCAAGCCCGCCGAGTTTAGAGATACCGCTGTTAAATCCCTTTTCATCTATTTCTGTATCAAATTTTAATGAGCCATCATAGCTGCCTGCCATACTATCCACTTCCTTTCGTAGATAGCGCAGGCTCTTCGGCTCACTTTAAAGCGCTTATATTTTTATTTCCACCTCTCTCTTACAGGTGCGGCATTTTATATATACTCCTACAGCGCTTGCCGTATTGTCAAATATCACGAGTTTCGTGTGACAGTACGGACAACAATACCACTGCCGCACAAGAGGAGGTTTTTTCAGTCTCTTCATGCCATCACCTCACGCAAAAGCATCTCCGATATCGTAATCAGATAAAGCCTCCGCGGGTAGCTGAATCTTTTTCTGGATTTTTGCTACCCGCTTTCGCTCATCCTTATCCTTAATGTCTGATAGATCTATCCCTCGGTACATAATCCTCTGCTTGATCTCCGTATCCTCTGACAGACCGTCAAACAGCATCCGGAATTTCCACCAATGCAGATATTCCACTGCTTCAAGATCAATGCCATAGTCCCGCAGGAAACCGGATAAGATAAACGGATAATCGATCTCATAGGAGAAAAGATTCTTCTTTGATCCGGGCTGCTCCGAATTGTTCTCATCCGAATCACCCTCATCTGAATCCTTGTCTTTCGAATCAAGATCCATTATCACAAACTCTGTGAGAGCGTCGATTGCATCATCATCAATAGTGACCTCATCAAGAAAGTAATCTTCCAGAATAGCCATTTTCTGATAGGTATTCAGCTCATCACATTTCAGCATATCAAGAAGCCGGATATATTCCCGGAAATCCGTGATAATAGATACTTCTTCTCCACGGATATTAACTGTATCCGGAAATGCTTCGTA